TCAGTCAGCCCGAGTGCAACGGGACCCTCGATGTGGATCAAGGCAATGCCGTTATTCAAAAACTCGATTGGCTTTCGCTGTGGATAAAAATCTTGGAGCCATTCGCGCAAGCTCTCGCGAGTGTCGTATTTTGGAGCCTGTTCGCCGACGTGCTTGATTCGGTTCGCAAGGGAAATCGCATGATTCCCATTGATGAGCGATGGAGTTTCGAAAATTTGGTTTGCGAGCGTAGGTGCTATCATGATTCATCATCCTCTTGATTGTTGTTTGCATTGCGTTGATCGATAGCCGAGTCGATAGCTTCAGAAATGGTCATGCCTGTGATTTTTCGCACAAGGTAAAGCGGGATAGGCATATCTTTCGGGTACCCGCATTCATCGAGCAACTTCCGAGCGTCCGCGATAGCAGTTGCACGTTCCTTGTCGAGATCCCATCCCTGTTCTTCGTAGTTTCTGCGCTCCGTCTTGAGTCCGCCCTCTACGTTGAGTCTGTTTTGTGCTTCGTCGCGTCCGAAATCGGCAGTGAGCCGCTTCGGTGGCGCAATCTGAACCTTGTTCCATTTCGGCTGTGGCTCCAACCGCCCACGGTCGATGGCATCACCGATGACGAAAAACCAAATCTTTTGCATCCATCGATTAATCAGGATCCGGCTTTTCCAGTTCAGAATCCTATCTGCTTTCGTAACAACCAGACGCAGGGCACCGCCGTTCACGCCGTTCGGATCGTAAGAAAATTCAAAAGGTAGTATTCCTTGATTCGCGTCCTTTTTCAGAGTCCGCATCAATTCCAAAAACTGCGCATTCGGTCGATTGTGCTCGATCGCTGCCAACTCTTCGTCTACACCGATCTGGACTGTCTTTGTTCCGGTAGCCTGCTCAATCTTTTCTGCTGCTGTCAGTGTGACTTCTGTTTCATCGTCGTTACTGGTAGCGGTGCGAAAGTTTGAAATATCAATTTCAAATTCTTTCCCCTGAACTTTTCCCTGCTCATCCGATTTCAGGACACGGGCAATGTCCTGCAGCACTTTGATTAAAGTCGTCTCTGTCTCAATGATTTCGTGGACATCGGTAATCTTGTCGAGCGAGTGCTGCATTTCCGGAGGATTGCGCCAGAGCGTTGGCCGCTTTGGATCGAATACATGCATCACCGCAGACGCCTTCACCGGAACTTCTTTGTTTTCCGAATCAAGGAACAGATAGGACTTTGGGCGGTTTTGACGGTTCAAAACGATACCATCAATCAAACGCTCGCTCTTGTTTGTCCTCGAGCTTACCTGATGCGTTTCGCAAAGCTGAATTGCAGGCTCACCGTAGACGAAAGTTTTGATTCCGAAAAATTCACCATCGGACGGGAGCAATCCGGCACCCATTACACAAAGTTCGGTGAGATTAAATCGCCCGGAAGCGTCCGCGAGCATCGCCCAATTATCGAAATACTCTTTTGCGTTCAAGTTCCAATCCTCGTTTTCCGTCATCGGTTTCACGCTGAACCCCTCACCGGGCACACAATAAATCCGGTAATCAAGTTCAATCTGTGCAGCCTGGCCGCTGTTGGCAGTGACACCGCGACCAGTCTGCACAAGTTCGTTCCGAATATGAGTAGTAAGTTCCTTATGCGCGTCTCTCGGCTTTCCAGAATAACTCTGCCGCCGTCGCGAGCTGCTGGAAGCGTTTTGATAGATGGACGCTTTCGGCGCAAATACATGAGCCACACCCTGACCGATGCGCTGAACGATATTAGGTTTTGATAAAGATTTCTTGCTCATCGCGACCGGGACCCTCCTAGATTAGCACTCACGAAATTGGATGAAGGCGGATAGTTGGCAGGATCCTTTTTTTGCAAAGCGTAAAGTAGCTCTTCGTGCGCACGGGCACAGCTCATCCCCATTAAAACGGTTTTGCTGACAGTGACCCCTTCGCCGACATATTGCACAATCGACCGCCCGAGCTTCATCTGTTCGGCCAGTTCGTCGCGAATCGCCGTCAACTCCTCAAGCGTATAAATCAAAAAAATTCCTTTCGCCGCCATACATCTGCAGAGCTTGTCAACTTGACGGTTGACGCAGTTGTAATGGATGAGAACCAAACATGGGTAAAAACGCTCAAGGAACTTGCACCGCTGCTTAGTGTTTCTCAAAACACGTTGACTCAGTGGACCCGTAGACGCGACCGCCCACAAACGAAAGTTCCCAGCAAAGGTTATTGTGTTGAGGTTTGGCAACGGTGGAAGGACGTAAAAGGACTCGGCCAACACTCAACCGGGAAAAGCACGATTGCCAAAGAACGCGAGGAAATGGCAAAGGCCCGCCATTGGGAACTGCGCGTTTTGGAAATGGAGGGAAAAACCACACCCACCGAAGACGTGGATCTATTCATCCAGAAACGTGAAGGCGAGGCGGTCAAGATACTCAGAGACAGGCTCACGAATACATTGCCGCCGCTGCTGGTCGGTTTGGAAGTGGTCGAGATCAAAGAAAAGATCGAGGAAGTGCTCAATCTCGCGTTCACCGCCGTCGCAAAAATCAAACTGAAATGACTCCGGAACAGAAAGCGCATTTCGAACGAGTATGGGCTGACGTTTGGACTCCGAAGAAAAAACTTGAGGGTCATGTGTGGGCTGAGGAAAACGTGCTCGCCATTCCGTATTCTGACATTCCGGGTCCGTATTCGTCTGAAGCTTCGCCAATGCACGTAGACATCATGCGCTGGTATCTCGATCCATACACGCGCGTTCTTTCGGTTTTGAAACCAGTGCAATGCGCCGGGACGCTCGCAATGGAGTTGATGACCGTGCACACGATTGCCAACGAACCGGGACCAGGTGCGTTTTTCCAACCGAGTGATCCGGAAGCAAAGGACCACACCAAAACACGACTGGTTCCACTGTTTGAAAACACGCTTGGCGTGATGGAGCTGCTGCCGCCTAAGCACAAGCGTTCACTCGATTTCATCCAGTTTTACAATAACATGAATTTCTGGATCCTCGGAGCGGTTCAAAAAAATCTGCATCGTCGCACGTTGCGTTATCTGTGGTTTGATGAGTGGTGGCAATACAAGCAAAACGGCATCATGAATAAAGCGATGAAGCGCGTGAAGCGTTTCAAGCACAATTCGAAAGTGTTTCTTTGTTCCCAGGCAGGTGAGGCGACGCAGGAAGGGCACCTGATCCACGAAACAACAAACTGCATGGAACAGCATATTACCTGCCCTGAATGCGGTGAAACTTACCCTTGGACGTTTGAAAATCTCGGAGGTTATCGGGAAGGTCAGGTCGATAAAGATGGAAAGCCTTTTTTGTCGTGGGATTTCTGCACCCGCAAGGATGGTTCAATCGATTACAATTTACTTGCTGCCAGCACGGTTTTCATGTGTCCGCATTGTTGCTCAATCTGGGAGAATACCGACGCGAATCGTAACAAGCTGATGAAACACACATCTTTCATCGCAACAAATCCGGAAGCCGAAAGGGGTAGGATTGGAATCCATTATGAATCCAACGGGTTTGAGGATTGGGGAGTGCTTGGCGTCGAATACAAGCGAGGCCGCGAAATGATGAAACGCGGTGACAATACACTAGCAAAGGATTTCAAGCAGCAACGCCGCGCAATCGCCTGGGAGGAAAAAACCGAAGATTACGAGGTGGATCTGCAGACAGGAGGTTACAAGACTGGCGAAAAATGGAGCCTTGAAGCCGCAATCACCGCGCAAAGAAAAATCATACCGGGCCCCGTCGAAATCAAAGGGATGATGGCACCCCTTCGCGTGATGTGCGTAGACGTTCAAGCTGGCAAAGGCGGCCACTTTTACGTGATGGTTTTCTCGTTATCGGCTACCGGACGCGGTCGGATCTTTCACTATCAGGGAGGCACCGGAAAGAACGGCGTTGAAACGTGGGAGGATCTTGAAGAAATTCAAAAAAAATGCGGTGTGATCAATTCGCTCGTTTTTGTCGATTGCGGATGGCGGACGACTTCCGTTATTGAGGAATGTTACGACAGGGGATGGGTCCCGCTGATGGGATCAAATCGCGACGAATATCCACACGACCACCCGACACGAAAAGGTGAAAAATTAATCAAGTGCTACTCGCCAAACAAGCGGCCATTGGTACGCGATAAATACGAATATCAAATGTTCGTTTGGTCGAATCTTGTCATAAAAGACAAAGCAAAGCTCTGGCTGAAAACGAACGGTTGCGAGTTACCGAAAGACGCATCAAAAGACTTACTGGCTCAACTTGATGCTGAGGAAAAAATCATTGAGAAAGTGGTGAAGGGTCGATCTGTCAAACTTGCAAAGCCTCGTTACGAACCGATTGGCCAGCGTCCTAATCACTATTGGGACTGCTTGTGTATGTGTATGGTTTTAATCACCATGCTTGGCCTGTTCGCCAACGAAGACGTGATCGAGGAGGCAGAGGATTAAAGCTTTGTGATAGAGGTTACTTTTTTCTCAAGGTAGAAACCACAAGATCCTTGGTATTCTTTTTTAACAATATCAACCGCAGCTATCGCTTCTTTTTTCGTCTCAAACCAATCAGAATGAGCATCTGTAATTCCGAAAAGCTGATAGTTTATTCTGTATTTTTTAGTTTTCATAAAGGAAAAGAAAGGGGATTTCTCCCCATTCCTGCATTACTTGATTTCAAGAATTTCACGGGCAATTTTTCGAGCTTTCGAAACCGTCAAAGTGTGTCCGTCATACTTGATCAGCACATCCAGCAGAGCTTTTTCACTCATTGGATTTTTCACTGATGTTTTCTTTTCTGGT